GAACTTCTTTTTTTTCCCCTTTGGGTGGGTGCCCCCTTGTGGGGTCCCATCTCGCAAGAGCAGAAATAAAAAAACTGAGTTTCACATTGAAAATCTATCCTAAATTAAAGAAAGGGTCAGGGGTTAGTATTACCCCCTGACCACTTCTGTGTAAAAAACTTTTGTGTAATTTTCTTTTCGTCCTGGGTATGACGTTAAACTGCCCTTGCGTCAGCATAAAAATGAATGAACGTTCCCGTTGTTGGTGCTTTACCTCCTTTCTTCTTAATGAAGATTTCATACAGGCGTGTGCGTGTTCTTATATTGTCTATGGACGGGAAAAATGTCCGGAAACATCCCGTATCCATCTACAAGGTTATATTGAGTTTTCAGACGCGAAAACGATGTCTTCGGTTAAGAAGTTATTTAATGATAAGACACTTCACCTCGAACGCCGTAAAGGCACCGCCGAACAAGCGTCCCAATATTGTAAAAAGGACAATGACTTTTTTGAAAAAGGCTCTTTATCCCGTCAAGGTCAGCGAACTGACCTAACGGAGATAATAAATGAAGTTTCCGTAGGAACTACTTCTGTCGATACTATTGTTATGACCCGCCCCGAATTGTTTCATCAATACGGGCGTACCCTTGATAGGGCGGAAGACATCCGGATGCGTAGCGTCTTCCGAACTGAAATGACTACGTGTGAATGGGTTATTGGGCCAACTGGCTCTGGTAAGTCCCATTATGCTTTTTCTAATTATACTCCTACCACTCATTATAAGTTTAAGTATGACGGCGAAGCCCTGTGGCAAGACGACTATAAACAACAACCGATATTGGTTATTAACGAGTTTAGGGGACAAATCCCCTATGCTATGCTATTGGAAATGATTGATAAATTCCCGTTTGAATTAAGGCGTAGAAATCGACCGCCTCTCCCCTTTACATCTAAGCACATTATTATAACGTCTGTTCTTCCCCCTGAGGAGGTATATTGCCACCTCAGTAAAAAAGATACGCTACAACAATTATTAAGGCGTATCACAATTAAGGAACTAAAAAAAAGAAATTAATTAAGGAATTAAATTAATTCGTTCATCCAGAAAAAAAAATATATTATAGAGTATATAATGCCTTTCATGAGTTCTTACCGCAAACGTTCCGCTACGAAACGTAGTCGTAAAACTCCTCTTTCTTCCGCTAAGCGTACGGCTAAGTCAGTGAAACCTGTCAAAATGTCCGTTGCTGGCGTTCGATCTATCGCTAAAAGTGTTTTACATCGTACAGCAGAAAATAAATTATACGTTCAGTCTTTAACTCTGCCTTCTAATGTTCCTGGTTCTGGTATTGACTGGAACGGAACAACTGGCTCCAATGGTTTATTATTGCCTACCCTTTTCCCTCAGTTGATTTTAGGCTCTGGGCAAGGTGCACGTGAGGGCAACAAGGTCGAACCTCGTTCATTTATGCTACGGGGAACGATTAATTCTTTACCTTATTTAAATCAAATTCCTAATGTCCCTGCTCCCTACTACGTCCATATGTTTATATATCGTAAAAAGGGCAATATCTTCGATAGCGACATTACTAAGATACTTCAAGGCGGAGGGTCCGCTGGTTCAAGCGGTCCGTTTGACGGAACTCTCCTTAAATCTACATATCCAATGAACCGAGACTTATACAATGTGTATAAGCATCGTGTATTCAAAATGGCTTTCTATCCACAGGGTACTCTTGTCGGTGCTCCTAGTGGAAACAATACAGAAATATCCGACGGGTGGGGCAATGGTTTCCAAATGTGTCGTACATTTAAAGTTCGCATCCCTGTTCGTAAAACTTGGAAATATAATGATGCCGATACTAACTTACCTACAAATGATAATTTCTTTTGTGCTTTTGCTGTTGTCAATGCTGATAATACTATCAATGCTCCGCTTGTTTCTCGCTGTCAAATAAATTGTGAGTCCGTTCTTAACTTCGAAGACGTATAAAAATAAAACACGAACTTCTTTTTTTTCCCCTTTGGGTGGGTGCCCCCTTGTGGGGTCCCATCT